GCAACGATCAGTTCTATTTAGCACCAGCCGGTGCCCCATATTATAACCCTGGGGACTCAACCTAAGCTTGGTGTAGGAGATACCTAGAATTCACTATCTTCAGTAACTTGAATGATGGTTGAGACTTATAACATCTCTGCCAAGGCAGCTGCAATTTCGGCGTACATTGGCCCATACTTATCAATATGATCTATTAGTGCTTTCCCAGTATTGTATGCAGCGCGACCTTTGTCTGCTACGAACCGAACCATCTCCTGGAACTTTGATTCATGTTCGGGATTGCAACAAGCCGCATTGATTGAATTGGCAGCTGTTAGCAATCTCTGCATATCATTACTGAACGGTGGGGCTTCTATCTTCTCATACAATTGTGAAGGGGTATAGAACTCAACGACCCAATCAAATTGTATTTTAAAAGTTGAAGAAGACTGCCAACCATTTACATTAAGTATTAAATAGTTGGAACCACTGTATTGACTGATTTTCGTGGCCAAATCATTTGACTCGTACTCATCTAGATCTCTTGGAACCCAGAATGCGTAACCTCCGAACTTAGCAGTACTCGCGTACCGCCTATTCTCAGGGAGTTTGGCAATGTTAGCTGGAACTGCATTCCAGGCGTCAAAGTCGGCGGGCACTCTAGCCACATTAATGTTACCTCCTGATGATAGTTCAGGGGAGGTATTAGTAGCCAGAATGGACATTGACACAACACGACCCTCAGTAACCTCTTTATCCAGAATGAATTCCGGAATTTGAGGTACTAATGCTGTCGCATCGTTAACATTGACCTGAGCGTTCGCAAACCTAAAATTCAAGTCTACGGCACTCACTTTTGAAACTCCAGTGATTTGAATCACTACCCAATCAGAATCCAACATGTCGCCAGTGGCTGATGCTGATTTCCCTTGAGCCAGAGAATCGATTTCACATATCTTGGTAACAATATCATCTTCATCGATCGCAGAGACGACAATCGTCAATGAACCAGAATTTGCACTCTTGTTCATTGCTTCGACACCTAACACTCCGGAGAATGTTCCAAAATAGCCATAGTAAGTTACTCCTCCAACAATCTTGCTCTGCATTTGACACTTAACCTTGGGTAGCTCACCAGACTCAAGCGTGGTAGTGGAGCTAGTGATCTTCGAAGGGTTAGAGGTGTCAGTCACAACAAGTGCGGAAGCACTCATCTTACTAGGTGCATCTGCAGGATATTCAGCAAGCGTCGCGCCCGCAGTCAAATATCCCGGGTTAGTCAAATCTGGAAACATAGCGACCGTGAAGCCACTATCGAATCCAGGATTGTCTGCTCTTACGTCAGTCACAAAGTGGATATGCCGAGAGCACAACTGAGGTGCTCCCCTGCTAGGTACAACCACCGTGTCACTACCACATGAACCAGGTGTCACTAATTGCCGTGCGACCTGTTTGTAGTAGGGGGAGAGGGACTTCTTTGCTTTCAAAGAAGGGTAACCAGTCATATTCGACTTAATACTGATCACCTGGGCTTTTCCTTTGCCTTTATCAATCTTAGGCGCCTTGACCTTAGATTGCCCTTTTTGCTTTCGGGAGGGGGCTTTCCCTTGCGCTTTTTGAGTTGAAATTTTCATAAATGGGCTACGGCCCGTACCATGGGCGGAACAAATATTAATTTCACTCCTCTCTTTCTTTTTAACCTAGCGAGAGCGACGCTGCAGAACGCTAGTCTCCCTATTTCCCGGGGGTCTGGCGGGGCCTAATCAGGCTAGCAGTTTACCGACTTGCTTAGGTCTCAAATGACTTACCAATTACAGTCCGTGCCGACGATCCTGTACAACAAATTCTCAAACCCAGCGTCCAACATCATGTTTGGTTCCCATGATCTGAGAAAATGTCTGTAAGCTGTTAACTCACAGACAGACACATCGTACCTAAGGGCTAGGAGACTCATAGTTTCAGGATGCTCCTTTGCGGGTAGCTCTGAAGTTTTGAATGAGTGTACACTAACTTTCTTAGGATACCATGGTTTGTTGACTAGCTCTTGTAGTCGGCAGAAAAGGTCGTTGAGGATCGGAATGTGCATTATGTCATTAGCCAGACCAACCAGAACACCTAGGCAAAATGGTAAGCAGTGTTCGGGTTTCAACTTTGACTCATACCAGAAGGTTCTGCCCAAAATTCTACCAATTTTGGGTCCAAAGCGCACTCCATCATCAAGGGACTGATAAGGAAGGTTTTGTAAGAAGTCGGCTTTAAGATCGAGGGCTTGGCAAGTTGGTCCAGTCGAGACAAAACCTGCTTCAAAGAGCAACGTGGAAAGTGAGCGACCAGTATGATCGGCATACTCAGCGCAAAATAACATAGGCAAGGAGTTACCTCCAAGCGTGTCCCACTTCCCTGACGCTTGTGTTCCAATTACTTTAATTTTACCCTTAACACCACCATCCCCAGGACGTATGGTGTAAGTCTTATTGATGGTCTGTTTCGAATAGACATATTCTTCTGTCATCCCGAGTGCTTTATAGATAGCGGCATTAAATTCTAAGATGCACGGAAGAACGTGTTGATCGAAACGAGAAGCATCAACAGAGTGGATAACACAATTCCCTCCCCTGACTTCGATTTCGAGAAGATCATCCCCTACGTTGGCGAATGATCTACCCTCCATGTAAATCACTTGTTCATACCATTTCGAGAACTCGCGTCGTGTTAAGCCTCCAGCAAATAAACAACGACCACTGAAACGCAGTTTGAGATAATTGGCCAGTCTATGTGAACTCGGTCCAAAATGTACTCGAACATCAGCTTTAGGGACACTTATACCACGGGGATGGAAATTAACCTTCCCAGGTGATAAAATTTTACACAGATCGTCTTCCACGTCTGTCTCAACTGATGCCCAATCCTCATCTTCCTGAGTGAGAGCTACACTTTTCTCTTTCTTGACGAACATGTCGAATACAGTGCTTCGATTACCTAGACGGTATTCTCGAAAAAGGTTCTCGGCTTGAGCTAAATTAAACTTGGCTGCCCACTGGTGGTGTGTGATTTCTCCATACACTCCACGGTCGATCAAATCAGGTCTTGATGCTGCCAAGTTTTTCAGAGCATAGGGCATCAAGACGTTCTCCCATAAATCGGCGACAGCATCATAATCTTCTGTGCTGCCATAAGGTTTCTTATATCGTTTTGGGAGTCCAGCCATCCTGTACACGCCTGCCGCGTTACAATTGTGGTGACAACCGGAAAAATTGAAAGGAACACTCTTAGACAAATTAAGGCCGGTACTAAAATACCCGAGCCTGGCTCCTTTCCTGTGGGCCCCTGTGGACATGTAGACTTTATTTCCTGGTCCGAGTTGACTTTTGACTTCTCCAACACAAACTGGGATGATCATAATCCCGGCTGAGGGCGAGGGATTTCTCAGGTATTCTTGAAAAGATACCGCTTTCTCACAATATTGCAAACCATGATTATTGTTATTTGAAATTTTTTTGTATATATAATGGAGTGCAACCACCGTGAGAGTTATGATCAAGCTGAGTAATATGGTGGATGGTGAAGCCATAAGATCAAAGTCAACACCAAAGATGTATTCAGCACCTCTGTAGAAATAATTGTCTATAACCAGCAACAAATCCTGGACGGACAACATGGGGATCATAGAAAATAAGCCTCTATGATCTCTTATGTGTTTGGATCCCCACCAGTCGTCTCTGGGCAATTCGACGAAGGGATCATAAGGGCATTGAGCCATTGTGCGCTCAAATACCAATCTGAAATACTCGTAATATGATGAGAAGATCACCAAATTATAATAAATGTGAACTAATGTACCCCAGAAAAAGGACCATCCAGCCAATGAAAAATGCATGAACCAATGAATCAACAATCGATTTTTCATATGACTGTTTTTAAACACCATGTTAAAAAATGGAACGTCCAGAATTCGTCCTCCGACTGCCTTAGCCTTCATATACCCCTCAAAGAGACCGTATAACGAATGGATGAAGATCGAGTTGACGCTAAGGCCACTACTTTCCAACAACTTGGGAATCAATTTACGCTTCAACCACTCCTCTACTATGGGTATTATGAGTACACACCAAACGAACATCAAAGTCATCTCACCGTGGAAATCATATTCCTCCGGGACGTGAGCACAATTTATCACCACTTCCTCCGCAGTAACGTTGGGGACCGCGAACATGTAATATTTATAATTATGGGCAAACTCCAAGGCTGTGCCTGGTTCATAAGTTAGGAGCGCTCCAAAATCTAAATTTACAATTCGTCCGAAGTCCTTCAGTATACTGAAGATAAGTAATGCAGAATAAACTAATATATAGGGCATGACTTTGACGATGATTGGGTAGATGAGAAACAGAACAGCTGACACTGTGAAGATACGAATATGGTGTGGCACACTAATGTGTGACATACTATATTGGGACCACTTCACCGCGGCATCAACTTGTTTCCTGAGCGGCGGCGCTTTGACAAGGTCAGTCAAAACTTTTTCTGTCAGATTCTGATGCCCTGTGCCTGAAAAGGATCGCAATAAATGGGTGACATCAGGTTTCTCAGCCACTGCCGCATCTAAGATCGCAGCTGTGTACCTTGAATGGGCGGCGTGATCGATAGCGCCATCCACATTCAAGAAGTCGGATCTGAGTTTAAGGTCAAACTCAGGATACTCTCCAGTCACATAATAAAAATGCCATCGGAACATATAATCATCGTATAGACGGGAGAGGTAGGACACGGTGAAACTGGCGATTTTGGCCATTGCTTTTACGAAGCAATATAATAAGTTGAAGGGCGTCATCAACACTGAAAAAATAATAATTCCAGCATACCAAAATCCGAGAACGATTGAGAAGAGGTAAAGGTCTTCCTCCATATCGAACTCTATGTGCATTGGGACATACACAAACCAGTCATCCAAGAACCGCGAGCTAAAATGCCATAATTGGGCCGTTTCTTGGATTGGCAGAGGGACCTCATCGGTTACTTCGACAAGCAATTCTTCGGGGATATCACTTGTCGCCTCCGCTGAAATCTCAGGTAATTCACCAATTATCCGAGATAGATCAACTTCTTCAGTGGTCGAGAATTCCAGATGCAGATTAATCGAGACACCGAATGTTAAGCGATGTGACGGTGTGATCAAGGTCACCGTCCCATCGACAGGTCGATCATCATTGAAGAGGATCTGATCCGCTCCTTCAATGTTGGCAGCTACTGATTTGACGTAGACGAAATTCTCCCCCTCCCTTGCACCATAAACCATCGTTGCTTCCTCAATTATCCCCGTTGTAGTAAATGAGATCTCAGGGAAAATCTCGGTCATCAACTTCTGGTTAAAGGCTTTACGAAAGAGGCAGCGTTTCTTGTGAACCTTGATTTCCTTCAAATCAGTTTGATGGAAGAAGTGTACATCTATAACCTGTAACACTTGTCTCAACACATCACCTTGGTTAGATTCCTGCCAGATAATCTTCCCATCTAGGTCGGGCAATGTGACGTCCCCAAGAAGGTGAGGACGATTAATCGCAAACTGGGACTTCTTACCTCCGGATTTACGATTTTTGTTTGAAGAGGGGGCTTTAGACTTTCTTCCTGATCTCTTCTTCATGTGGGTTTGTTTGGTACTGGAACTAGACGCCTGAGTACCACCGGCTTTGCTTTCTGAAATTTTATTCATAATGGCATCAGTGGGGTGTCCACATGTGCCTACTCAAAGAGATTACTCTCCTATCTTGCAGGACTTTATTTGGCGTAACGTATGTCCTCGGGCAGAATCTACACTGTAGACCACAAGGTTTCCAAGACTTGTGTACACGACTTGACCGCGACCTCCTCAGGGGTGTTACGGGGACTTAAAACTCTACCCATCGCGAGTTTAGGACCCATAACTTTCCTGACCGGATAGAACAGAGGCGTGCTGCGTGTCGGGCTAGAACTATGTTTAGGCTGCCATCCTGGGCAGTTGCTGATGGCCTATCAGCGGTGACTATGCCCCGATTTCGGGGCGCGCGGTGCAGAACGCTTGAGCGCAAGGATTTCCGGCTTTACGGTTTCACTTGCAACCCCCACACCCGCCTGCGTGCGCGCGGAGTGTAGTACTAGATCGTTAGAGTGGCCAGCTCTGAGAATACC